GTAAGAAGCATAGCAGCTTCTTTATCTGCAATAGGTGTGTAAGGTACGTAAATTTTAGTGATGTCGTTTGTCGTGTCATACACAACAGCATCAACGCTCACAGCGGGCTTTACGGGCCTCGTAGCCATGTCTAGGCATGGATTACCAGTAATGCTAGTTGCAGCTGCTACAACGTCTCCTGTGGGTATCTCATCAAGCACTGTACTTCCAATAGTATATTCATCTTCACGTTGCAATACAGAAAGAACACTATCGTTAATTATTTTTGTTGCTTGTATAGTACCAGGTAAAAGCCATTTAGTCCAAGCTTGAAACAAGTCTTCCTTACCATTATTATAATATCTATAAAGATACAAATAAGATGTATCTCTATCAACTAACATAATAACAGAGTTCTGTGGACTAACTGTTAAGTCATCTACAGTACTAGGAATCCATTGTAAAACAGCTTTGCTAATGTCAATAACAATAGGACTTTGTTCTACATCACGTAGTTGTATACTAAATAGTTTAGAATAATCAGCAACACGACTAACAAATGCATATGATGTACCAACGTCAACTGGTTGTACATCAGTAGCCATTTCATAGTTAGACAAAGATCTAATCAAAGCAGAACTTGGTGTTAAAATTGTACCGTCTGCTGAGAACACTTGAAACTGTTGACGTTCACTGAGTAACAGTAAACCTTGTTGGGTAGGTTGTACTTCAAATAATTTTACAGGTTTAACACTTGATACATTTAAATCAATAGGATCTGAATCAATCTGTGTTAAAGCTGATTTAACAAAGAAGTTATAGGTGTCATTAGCAACACCAAAGATTACGTTATCTTCTGATAAGACACCAAACCTATTACTATAAAAGAAAGATGATTGAATTGTTTTACCAATAAAAGATGGTACAGGACTTGTTTCGTCATCACCTGCTTTTCTATCATTGTAAGTAACAGGCCCAAAAGTAAAAGCAGTTGCTGCAGTAAGAGCCAACTGATGTGGCATTGTTGCTGCATCTAACCCTGGTGATACATCACGTGCTAATGATTCTTTCCAATAACCTTCACCTTTAATACCGTTGTAAGCTACAAATTCAACATAATAATCATCTTCTGGACCATCACTATTTAAGATTTTAACGTGATCACCTTGTCTTGATTGCAAAGGTAATTTAGATACATCTGTTACTTCATCTTGAAATACTTCAAGAGCACTATTGTTAGGACCACCTTTTGCTTCTATTGTAAAAGTTTGGAAAGTACCAGTAGGTACTGATCCATTAGTAACAATAGTGTTTCCTGTGGTATTTCTTCTAATAACAATACTATTATTATAACTTTCAAGATACCATGTACCGCTAAAGTTAGCATTACTGGCAGCTTGTTGAGTTGTAATTAAATTTTTAACAGCACCAAACAAATCATGTGTAGCGTGAGTACCTGTTAAAAATGTACTAAAAATAGCATTACTTTGAGCAGTAGCAGTTGCTACTAAACCTTGTATAGTTACTTCATAAACATAAGTATTGACAAGTGTTAGTAATTTAAGAGTAGCAGTAGACTTAGCAACAAACGTACCCGATGCTTGCATAGCAGTGGTAACTGTTTTGTTTGTAATAATTGTAGTATCTTGAATGCTACGGAAATGATAATCGTTTTGGCTAGTACCAGTTAAATATGCAGTAGCATTATTAGTTACAGTACAGAACGTACCTTCAGCTGCAGTCCATACAAAAATATCTGTACCTTTAATACAACCAACATATGAGCCAGCTGCATCACGTTCAATAAAGAACCAAGATGCACCAGCTAATTCAGTTTTATTAAAATTAGTACCATTAGCTTTTTTAAGATTATTAATATGTTTCATACCAGGTCTTTTAAGTAGACCATAAGTAGGATCAGGATAACCGTTGATGCATTCAGTTACTTGGCTGTTTAATTTTTTATCGTCATTTTGACGGGATACACCACCAAGGAAATTTGGTGTTAATTGAGTTACTGCTGGCATTAGCGTTGTAAAGTATGGAAGGGCTGATAAGGTTGATAGTAATTACCACTCTTTGGTGCTCCAAAGAATGATAGATCCTCTTGGTTACACTCATACTCCATAGCCATAGCACGGGTAAATGCTTCTTTCTGTTGTAGCATTTGGTATTGATTACCATCACCGATAATACGACTAGACACAACAGAAGCTGCACGAGCTACAATGAAAGCTTGGATAGGATCAGGAATATTAGCCCAGTCAAAGTACCAAGTAATATCAACATAAAGTGTTTCGTCTGTCCATTTGTTAGAGTGTTTCTTTTTGTCGTAGAGTTGCCCACCACGATTAATAGAATCCCTATCAATGTTTTGTGTATAAGTTCTATTCAGATCCATTTGAAGAACATTATTAGCAATGTTTACTTCATTATTAGAATCAGGTGTGATTGGATAGTCTAATTCTTTATTGAAGGACCAGCCTTCTGATTGTACTTCACGTGAGACTTCCCTCAGGGTGTTGAGTGCAATTGCAACGTCCGGGTTGGTTTGATTTTCAACTCTACTTGTAACGCTGGATTGAGTTAAAGCCTGATTAGATATAGTCTGTGAGATGTTCACAGTGTATTCATACGTAACAGGAGATGTAGCAGGAGAAGCTTCGACACCAGCAACAGCAATAGATGTACCAGTAGTCACACCAGTACCGCCGATATAAGTTCCGACAGGAATATTAGCAGTAGTAGTGGTTAGCGTTGTGCCAGCAATAGAACCAGTGAACCTTGCGGTTTCATTAATTACAAGAGTTTCTTCGGTTGTCAGTGTAGTAACAGGAGCCTGACCAACTGACGCCAGGATCTGATTAACAGCTTGTAGCTCAGTGTTGGAGCCAGTAGTAGGAAAAGGCATAGTTTGATAATGAGTATTATTCTCAATAAAGAATTAAAAAAAAGGAGCCTCCGAAGAGACTCCCAATATAATATAAATTAGAATGCGGCAGGCTTGGTAGCAGTACCGGCAAACAGTTCAACAGCAGCAGCTGGATTCAGGTAGTCGGCACCCATAGCCAAACGGCCAAGGATCACGTCACCCTGATAGATAACAGAAACGTCACCACTGGTTACTTGAACCTGAGGAGCAATCGCTTCGACACAACCAGCAGCTTCACGCTGGAAGATCAAACCACAGCTATTAGCAAATTCGGTTTCTTCACCGTACTCGTTGTTGATACCGGTGACATCAGCAGCAGCATCTTCAACAGCTTCAGATACGAACGAACCGGTGTTACCAGGATCGGTAACGCCAGGGTTAGTAGCAGAACCAGTACCGTACTTAGTACCATACTGAGAGAAGAAAGGAATATTCATGGACTTGTAGATCTTGATACCTGCGATCTCCACGATTCCGTCGCCACCTTGCAGTGCGGAACCTTGAACGTCGCGGTTGATCAGACCATTAGAACCAACGGCTTGGATCAGTGCATAGTACTGACGGGGGTTAAGAACGCCCACACGTCCATCCTGACTGACACCCTTTTCGTCCATTGCAGCGGCTGCATCATAGAATGCATTTACCAAAGCAGTAGAAGAATAAGCATCAGATGCAGCTGTAGTAGTACCAACACGAACCTGAGTACCACCAGGCTCAACATAGCCACTAGCAGTAATAGGTGATGCTGCACGTGCGCCACGAGTGACGGCACGGAAGATCAAGCGGTCATACTTTTCGGCAAGAGCATAGCCGATTTTACGGCTAATCTCAGAGCGCAGATCGTAATGAGAAAGAGTCTCATCAAGGTCATAAACGAACGCTGAACTGATCAGCAAGTCATCAACCGTGATGGTCTTCTCAGCCACAGGAGGCGCATTGTTGCTATCACCGAGGATGCTATTCCCAGGAGTATGGAACTCACTTTTGGTGCGCCCGGTGTAGATGAACTGCAAAGATTTGCCGTTCTTAAGTGTACGCTTCATCACAAGATCGCGAGCGATCGTATTGCGTTGGAAGCCTTTGAACATTTCTCCACTGAACAGTTTCAGATAGAGAGCGCGGGTATCACCCGCCAGGTTAGCCTGACCCAGCTGAGTTAGCTGAGTGGGGTTAACAGAAGATTGAAAAGCCATTTAAAAAAAGAGAGTAATAATATAGACTCTCAAAGATCTTTGAGTTATTTAATTTGTATTGTGGTCTATCCCACCGTCTAGACGGCAA